ACAACGATTAGATACCTGTAAACAATGTGAGTATTATGATCCAACACAGGTAAGGTGTAAGCATTGTGGTTGCTTCTTAGATCAAAAAGCAAGTTTCGCATTAGACTCTTGTCCGATTGATAAGTGGACAGTATCTGATAGTGATTGGATCAATGGTGAGTTTGATAAGGTAGTGAATAAGGTACAGAATCCACCGTCTGAGAATGATGGTCCAAGGTTTCCAATGAACCCAGAAGTAGGACAGGTTTATGGTTGGAAAGATCGTAAGTGGCAATGGAATGGAGAGATGTGGGATTTTATAGCAGAAGGTTGAGAATGGTATAATCTGATACAATAAAAGGTTAAATTTAATTAAAAAATATAATAAAAAACATTAATGTATTTTTTATTTAATTCTCAATAAGTTAATAATAATTGAGAATCAATTGAGAATATTGTTGAGAATAGGTAGTCTTATAAGTCTTCTAAATGCTTATAAAAGACCGATCATAAAGCATCATAAAGTCTTCTAAATGCCTCTGAGACTTGTGACCTAAGCGAGCGTATCATAAGACGCGCAGTTTGTCAAGTGCCGCCCCGCCGCCAGGTACGCAAACCCACACAAATCTCGTCTAGACTTATAAGCAAGAATGTTACTATAAGCACACAAATCTAGACGAGAATACATATATACTCTTATGTGAATCTCGTCTAGAAGCCTTCTTGACATCTGGACGAGATATCTGCTATAATCATAAAGCATCATACAGATCTCGACGAGCTATGTACGACGACTACGATCTCGACTACACATACGCAACAGACTATTCATATGATCTAGAGGAGTATTATGCACAAGATCTAGATGAAGATTACGCACGAGATGGGCAAGATTATGAATCACTTGCGTATCGTCACTATGCATGATATAGTATAGTAAACATCGCACGAGAATCACATGTCTGCCACACACGCAAAGCGCATGGTACGTGTTACATTAGATCTCATGTGTTATGATGATCTAGAACTAGATGATGTTCCCTGGAGAGAACTGCTACACCTAGAAGATGATGAAGATGTACACATTAGCATCAAAGACTACAGCGATGTCTTCTAGTGTGACAGTCTGACAATTGGATCTATTCTCAACTACAAGATCTTATTGATTCTCAATAATATTATGCTTATTGAGAATGCCAGCTGATCACGTGCCAATTGAGAGAGTGGCACAAGGGGGGTTGTGTTCTGCCACGTGGTGGGATATCGTACCTTCGTTGTCGCAATTGATTCAAATGTGTGGTCCCGTTTTTGAATATTCCCGTGAAGATTTCCTGAATGATGCTTCCCCCGAAGAATGGGATGAATGGGAACAGAAAGCAGCAGAACTTGAGTTGCCTTTAGATTACTATCTTGCGGAGTTTGTATAAGAATTCTTGTGCCAGTTGCGAAAGTGTCACACGGGGGGTTGTGGTGACCCCCCATCCCGTGTATTGTACTCTTGTCGTTCGGAATTGAACCATGTTTGATGAACTCTGGTCTGAGATTCAAGATGCTCCTGGTGAGATTTTTGACATGGACATTCCTGAATTGAAAGATGAAAAGTTTGATGTCAATGAGTACCTGAACGCAAACTACGATTACTGATGAACTATCTCACTCCCGACGATCTTAACAATCTCATTCGTTTGGTTGAAGATAACAACCAGTACAATGATGATGAGGATAAAGAGTTTTGGAATGACATTCTCATTCGTCTGAATCAAACTTCCCGTCACTGTCTTGATGAGTTCTGAAATGACCCTTACTTCCCAACAACTTGACCAACTGATTGACAACTACGCCGAGCGTATTGTTGATGAGATGGACACCAAATGTTTGATTCAATTTGCGTATGATACCATTGTGGAAAATCTATCTCACTTGAATGAGGAAGATGTTCTCAATGAGATCGCCAATGTGTACGATGAAGATGTGATTCAAGAACTGGTGGAGAGTGTGACGGTTGAGTAAGTGGCACAAGGGGGGTTGCGATGCCCCCCAATCCATGTAATACTAACAGTATGAAAAACACCCACCTTGAGCACCCCGAAGATTCTATCCTGACGGGTGACCTTACTGTTCTGGATTGGTTTACTGCCCGTGGCAATCTGAGTGTAAAGATTGACGGGGCACCTGCTATTGTTTGGGGTATCAATCCTGCCAACGGTGAATTCTTCGTTGGCACCAAAGCAGTCTTTAACAAAGTAAAGATTCGGATCGCACATTCGCATGATGAGATCAATCAATTCTATCAAGGCGAAGTTGCAAACATTCTTCACGCTTGTTTTGATTGGTTGCCTCATTCAGACGGTATCTTTCAAGGTGATTTTATTGGTTTCGGTGGTGACACTGAGTATACTCCTAACACGATCACTTATCAGTTCCCTGAGGTAGTTTATGAGAAGATCATTGTTGCTCCTCATACTTACTACATTGCCGACAAAGATCTTCGTGATGCTGTAGCGTATCCGATGAAGTTTATCATCACCGATACTCCCTATGTGAAATTTGTGAAACCTGAAGCATACATTCAGCATGGGCAAGAATCGTTTGCTGATGTAGAAGAGATCTGTGACTTTGCCCGTCAAATGTCTACTGCCTGTGAGTTCGTAACTGATAAGGAAGCGGCAAAGATCAAACAACAGATCAATGCCTGCATTCGTGCTGGTGAAGAAGTCAACCCTGAGAACTTTGATTGTGATGCTAACCTGCTGCGTTTGTGGGCATTGGTGAAGTCGATCAAAGATGATTGTTTGTTCCTCTGCCGCAATCAAGGTCCTGCAGCATACCTGTACGGCAACAGAATTGATGCTGAGGGTTATGTTCTCTCCAATGAGTTTGGTACATTCAAGTTGGTGAATCGTGAGGTCTTTTCTAATGCTAACTTCAACAACCAACGCTTTCAGTGTGCCAGTTGAGAAGGTGGCACACACCCTGTTGATTTGACCCGCAGGGGGTGCCATACTATGTTCATCGGGGGGAGGAAACGAACCCCACACACTTACAACGGGCAATCAAGTCCGAGGAGTCTAAAATGTCTACACTGAATCAATTCTTCATTGATTGCCTGGATCTCAAGTATGCCAGCAATTCTCAAGACAATTCGTATCACGAACAGCAGGTAGAAGATCTGCTGAAAAAGTATAACCTGGAATATGAATATCAACCCAATGGTATTCAGAACTCTCCTGACTTCCGTGTACACTACAACGGCAAAACTTACGACATTGAGTGTAAGTCCAGCAAGCAGGCATATCCTACCTACAATGGCGGATTGCCGAAGGAAGGTGTTATCTACGTGTTCAGCAGCAAAAAGTATAACGAAACCACGGTGTTCTTTGCTGATGATGTGGTGAGCAAAGAAAAGCGCGATCTGTATAACAAACTCATCGCTGAGTTGAATGTTACTCTGAAGCAGTATCAGGCACTCAATGAGTGGAAGGAAGATGAGCGTGGGTTTGACTTCTACATTCGCAACATGTTCACTCAATCGGGTGGCAAAGATAAGACCGATTACTTCACTCATTCCCGTCGCGGTTACTGTGAAGATCGTGTCGTAAACTACGCCTTCTGATGTTCACAAACAAATGGATTATTGCGGTTGTTTTGGTAACAGTATTCTGGCAGCCGCTCCAACCGATCCGCCATATGACAGCTGATGCACTGGCACTCGCTGCCACGTGGATCCGCGACTGACCCTGTAGAATTATCCCATACCAAACGGACCCCCACCATGAAAGTCCAGCAAGTCGGCAGCAACCAAACCGAGGTGACCCTGGCAGACGGGACCTGCATCCTGTTCTCCTATGATCAACCCGTTGCCGCCATCGTCCCTGGCAAAGGGTGGATGCGGACCGCCTTTCAGTGGAGCGCAACCACCACCAAGCACGTCAACGCCTGGATTCGCAAGCATCGCGGCAACTACGTGATCGATGAGGTCGCCCGTGTGCCACAATGGGATCTGGATCAACTGGTGGCGTTCTGAGGGGCGCCACCCCCTATAATAGGATCAACCGCAACGGACTGATGACCGACCTCTCCCCTACCGCTCAGGCGGTGCTGGATGCTGCTAATGGTGCCAACTCCTACGGTCCAGATGATTGCCTCAATGAATCGCGCTGGATCGCCGCCGCTGCTCTGCGGGCTGCTGCAAAGGTTATCGATGCGATTGAGCCTGAAGCTGGTGAGGAACTTCTTGCCATCGCCGCTGAGCTGGATCAGATCGGCAGTGTGACATCCGACTAGGTGGCACAACCCACCCCCCAGACCCCACCCTGACCCCTTACAATACTCTCAGTTCAACCAACC